GCGGCATTAGACCCTTCGGACCCTTTATATATTCAAGAAGATTACCGTCCCGAAGTGCTTTCTGACATGGTCAGAAGAGACGTAAAATTTGACGCCTCTAAGTACCCTGCGGAAGAAGAAAACGCTTTAGACAGCGTCATGCAGCGTATTAAAGACATGGGCCAAGGCTTTGCTGACATTCCCGAGTTTGTCGGAAACTATTTGGTACGTCCGGATGAGCGTGGAATGCCGTCTTTTGTTTCACCTTCTGAAGTCGGTCAAGACATCATGGATATTGGCTCAGGTATGGCCACCGGTATCCAAGAAGACCCAACAGGCTTTATGCTTGATATGATACCCGGTATTTCTAATGTCAGGTCGTTCATGGATTCAAATACTTTGTATGAGCAAGCCACGGAGTTAGATAAAGCAGGAGATCAAGTAGGCGCCGCAAAAGCTAGATCTTTGGCGTCGTTGAGCATGACGGACGTTTTTAACCCTATTCCCGGTAGTAAAAACGTAATCAAGGGGATTATTGCGGGCAAAAAAGCTCAAAAAGCGCCTGAAAAGTTAAGCGACGCTAGGCTAGATATTTTAGAAACGTCTCCGGACACTGCCCTAGAACAAGAGTTGTTTAGGGAAAAAGGTTCTTTTGTGGGAGCTAACGGAGAAAGGCAGTTTGAAATAGAAACGTCTCCTGCTCAAGTAGACATGAACGAAGTTTCTATGATGATGGCTTATGGGTCTGCAAAAAATCTAAATCAAGTATTAGATTTGCCAGAACTTTTTGAAAATTATCCGCAGCTTTCAGGCGTAAAAGTAGAGCTAGGCTCTGGTAATTTCACTGCTCAATATCTACCTAGCGAAAATAAAATAATATTAAACCCGTTTGACCTGGATCCTGATGACAAAGTTGGTTTCACTTCAGCTATTCTTCATGAGACGCAACATGCGGTACAGAATATAGAAGATTATTTACGTCCAGAGCTTTTCAGGGAAAAAGAAATCTCCTTTGAAGAGTACAGAGGTTTGCCAACGGAAGTTGAAGCAAGAAATGTCCAGGCTCGTTTTACCAGTCCAACTTTGAGAGACTTACCTCCGACTTTGACTACTGATTTAATACCCGAACAATTCTCAGACGTTAGAGCTTTACGGGAAAGAGTCAACCAACAACGTTATGATGAGCTTATGGGACTCGAGGAGCCTCCCGCAAACATACGTAACCGTAGCCCTGAAGAATTAATACAAGAGACTATGGAAAGAATTCGTCAAAGATCTATTAACCGTGAGAATGTTCCACGTGGAACATCTTTGCCAGAGAGCAGACGTGTTGACCCGTTTGAATCCGAGGCAGATACTCGTTACAGACAGAAAAACCCTAAAAGGTAAATAAAATGGCAAACGGTGACAGCATAATGCCTATGATGGAGCGTCGGGAGGACCCGATAGACTTATCCATTGAGGATCAAGTGGAAATTGCGGTGCCCGGTGCGATGGAAAACATGGCTCGAGAGGGTCTTGACATCGAAATCACCGAAGATGACGAAGGCGGCGTGGTCATAGACTTTGACCCATCCATGCGCGACGTCGATGAAGGCGACTTTTTCCGCAATTTGGCCGAAGAAATTGACACCGGAATCCTTGGATCTGTGGCCAACGAGCTCATGGGGGAGTTTGATGCCAACAAATCCTCTCGTCAGGAGTGGGAAGACACGTACCGTGATGGTCTGGAGCTTCTTGGTTTTTCTTACGAAGAGCGCACACTGCCCTTCAGAGGCTCTACAGGGGTCACACACCCGCTTTTAGCTGAAGCCGCCACTCAGTTCCAAGCTCAAGCGTTTAACGAGCTGCTGCCCCCTGACGGGCCTGTACGTACGTCTGTGATAGGTGCGCCTACTCGAGAGAAAGAACAGCAAGCAAGACGGGTAAAAGAGTTCATGAACTACTACATCACTAACGTGATGGAGGAATACACCCCTGAATTCGACCAAATGCTGTTTTATTTACCCTTGGCAGGCTCTACTTTCAAGAAAGTTTACTTCGATGAGGCCCTAAACCGCGTTGTCAGCAAGTTTGTGCCTGCTGAAAACCTTGTTGTGCCTTACGAAACAAGCAGTTTAGAGACTTGTCCGTGCATCGCGAACGTTATTTCGATGCCTTTGAACCAGTTGCGCAAGCTTCAGGTGTCTGGATTCTATTTAGACGTCCCCGTTCTACCCGGTCAGACCGATACGAACGAAGTTACGGACGAAATGGACAGAATTCAGGGCGTCCAAGCCTCAAATGTCGACTATGACGTGACTTTGTTAGAGTTCCACGTTGAATTAGACCTTGCAGGGTTCGAGGATACTGACGGAGATGGGGAAGAGACAGGAATCAAACTGCCTTACATCGTAACCATCGTTGAAAACAGCGGAGTTGTGCTGTCCATTCGCCGTAACTACGCCGAGGACGACGAAGATCGCAAGAAAATTCAATATTTCGTTCACTACAAGTTCCTTCCTGGTTTTGGTTTCTATGGTTTGGGTCTAATCCACACTATTGGCGGCCTATCTAGGACGGCCACAGCGGCTCTTAGGCAGCTTATCGACGCAGGTACGCTATCTAACCTTCCCGCAGGCTTTAAAGCCCGTGGAATGCGAATACGGGACGATTCTGAGCCCCTACAACCGGGAGAATTCCGTGATGTAGACGCTCCAGGCGGCGCTATTCGAGATAGTTTGATTCCGTTGCCGTTTAAAGGCCCAGACAGCACGCTATTCCAGCTCTTAGGCTTTGTTGTACAAGCCGGACAGCGTTTTGCCACGATTACTGACCTAAAAGTAGGTGACGGTAACCAGCAAGCGGCGGTCGGCACGACAGTAGCCATGCTTGAGCAAGGTAGCCGGGTCATGAGTGCGGTCCACAAGCGCTTGCATTACGCTATGCGGCAGGAATTTAAGCTCCTGACACGTGTAATGCACGAATCTCTGCCACAGGAGTATCCGTTCTCCGTCGAAGGCGGAGATGAGACCATTATGGCGTCTGATTTTGACGATCGTGTGGACGTGGTACCTGTATCTAACCCCAATATTTTCTCGCAAGCACAGCGTATTGCTTTGGCTCAGGCACAGCTACAAATGGCTACGCAAGCGCCTCAGATGCACAACATGCATGAAGCTTTCCGCCGCATGTACGACGCGTTGGGTGTTAAGGATGTAGATAAGCTACTGAATCAACCTAGTTCGTTGGAACCTGTGCCTAAAGACCCTGCGCAAGAGAATATAGATGCCCTGGATAACGTGGATCTTAAAGCCTTTGATGGCCAGAACCACGATGCGCACATTGTATCACACCTGTTGTTCAGTGCGTCGCCTATAGCGGCTCAGACTCCGTCTATCATTGTTTCGTTGCAGAAACACGTAACCGAGCACGTTAAGATTAAGTCTGAAGAAATGGCCATGATGCAGTTTATGCAGCAGAGCCAGGGACAACCGCCTACCGATGATCAGATGCTTGAAATTGAGATGCTGATCGCGCAAAACATCGCTCAAGAGCTACAGAATGTACGCCAGTTGAGCATGCAGATAGCAGGCCAAGGACAACCGCAACAGCAAGGTCCTGACCCGTTAATCGCGCTCAAAGAGAAGGAAATCGGCATTAAAGAGCAGCAGACAATGGCTGATATCCAAGAGAGCCAAGCTAAGCTAGACTTAGAGCGTCAGAAAATGATGGAGCGTAGTCGTCAGTTTGATGAAAGGCTTGAAAGCCAAGAACAATTGACGGCAGCTAGATTGAACGCACAAGCTGAACGAGAGCTATTACGATTACGACAGAACCGAGGAGGTTAGTGATGAGTCGAGTAAAGATTATGGGTGGCCCTTCACCCAAGGCCCCTAAAGCCACAAACTATGCGGATATTAAAGACCAAGGCCGCATCCCTTACGCTACTATGAAGGAAGAAAAGACTCCTAATACTGCCAAGGGTGTTTGCACTACGGGCAAGAGCCGCGGTATGGGCGCTATGCTTCGTGGTGGTGAATTTCACATTTGCTAGGAGAGTGTCATGCCTTTAATGCGTGGTAGTAGTCAAAAGACTATAAGCTCGAATATAAGCAAGCTAAGAGATGAGGGGTATCCGCAGGATCAATCTGTGGCTATTGCCTTGTCTAAAGCTGGAAAGACTAAGAAAATGGCTAACGGCGGGGCAGTAAAGGCGTTTAGTCCTATTGTTCGCGTCAAACAACGCTTCCAAGGGGTGTTCTAGCCCCTTTTTGTTTCTAATCCCCAAAGTATAAGATATACTCCAACGATATAGGATAATCCTATACGGAGGAGTTATGGAGGATTTTTACCTCGTTCAGTTTATCCAAAAGATAATCAAAGAGCGCAAACGACAGGTTTTGGACCTGCTAGAAAACAATGGCATTAATTCTATGGAGCAGTATTCCTCTTTGATGGGAGAACTTAACTCTTTGAATTATGTCCAACAGGAACTCTCGGACCTGCTAGAAAAACAGGAGCACATGCATGATTGAAGTCCCAGGCTACTTAGCCAAGGAACTGGAAGCGGAAAAGAAAGCCAAGGAAGCCGAAGCAGCTAAAGCTGAGGCGGAAAAGGAAGAAGGCGTGGACAAAATGTATGTCGAGCCTAAAGCCCGTGTTCTAGATCCCTCAAAAGCTGATAAATCTATGATTGATCGCATGCCCGACCCTACTGGCTGGCGTATGCTCATTCTTCCCTACCGTGGAAAAGCCAAGACTGATGGCGGTATTTACATACCGGACAAGATCTTGGATGACGGTCAAATCCAAACCGTTGTTGGTTATGTCCTTAAGCAGGGGCCTTTGGTCTATGCTGATACGGAAAAGTTCCCAGATGGCCCGTGGTGCAAGGAAAAGGACTGGGTTGTCTTTGCGCGTTATGCGGGGTCCAGGTTTCGTATTGATGGCGGTGAGGTCCGGATTCTCAACGATGATGAGATTCTGGCTACGATAGATGATCCGGAAGATATCATTAGCTTTTAAAGGAGCGCGGCATGAGTGATGAAGAAAAGCAAAGAAAGACCAGTGTCGATGACGGCATGGTAGACATAGAGGTTGGCGAGGGTTATGAGGAGCAAGAGGTTGAAGTAGATGACATTTCTGACTCCTCAGAGGAAAAAACCGTCACTGCACAAGAAGACGAGCACGAAGAGTATTCGCAAAGCGTAAAGAAGCGAATTGACCGTCTGACTAAAAAGATGCGCGAAGCTGAGCGTCAGCGTGAAGAAGCGCTTAAGTATGCTCAGGGCGTGCAAAG